AAAGGGGTTTGTTGTTATGAAAATACAAGCAATATATGAATGCCTGCATCGTGACATCTGCAGCAAATACGGGATAACCCCGCAACTGCAGGTTTCTAGGGCGCCTCAATACGAGGCGCTATGGAAGAAACTATTAGTCGCCATTGAAGAAATGGGAACCGAGACAGTTTCATCGGTTATTCCGGGTACGCACGAAAGTGCGCCGGAATCGTCGGAGTGTCGCAATCGGGAGGGATCGAAAGATCGTCCTTCCGCGATGCTCTATATCGGCCTCAGCTCCGGCAACGTTGTTGCTTTAACTGAGATTCCGAGCGAGCTATTAGCTCTGGTGCTCCAGTTCTTTAGCTATGGGCTCTCGCCCGTGGTTTTAAGGGATATTCGCCAGATATGTTTGTTCACGTACAAGATAAAGTCACATGAAGTCACAAAAACGCAAATGGATCAGGCCTCTCTTGGCTTTCGTGCTAGAAATAGCACTTGCCAAGGTTTGTCCTCCAGCCACTACCAGCACCTTGCTGGAAAAGCTGAAGATAAAGGACAAACGTTGAGAGTAGCCCGTCTACTATGCGGCATTGTGACCTGCAACATCGACTGGAGAGAGATTAATCCCTCTCACGGTCCTGGGGCGGTCGCAGATGCTCGTAGATCTGGTGCTAGTAAATGGAAGACCCTCGATGGAGCATGTTGTCGGATAACCGACAAAATGTATCCCATCTCGGAATTCTTCACTCCATCCCCCTCGTTATACAAATACGAGGAGGCTAGATTTGTAGACCCAGTCTGCAAGTTTAGCGTTGTACCCAAGGACCGTCGTGGCCCGCGCGTTATCTGCACTCAACCCACTGGGTTGATGTGGATTCAGCAAGGGCAGCGGCGTGTTCTTGAACGGTGCATCGAGACCTCAAGGATCCTCAAGACCAACCGGTACTGTGTTACCGACGGTATTGCTACGTCGATTAAGTTCGATCGGCAAGAGAATAATGGTTCGCTAGCGCTCGAGTCCTCACGGACCCGGGAGTTTGCTACTATAGATCTCAAGGATGCTAGTGATCTGGTTAGTTGGGGTTTGGTTCGTTTCCTTTTCAACAGGGAGACGGTCAGATTCCTGGCCGCGTCCAGACCAACTCACGTAAAGATACTCAAGGATAAACCGGAGAGATTACACATGTACGCCCCTATGGGGTCAGCCATGTGCTTTCCGATTGAAAGCCTTGTCTTCTGGGCATTAGCCACTGCGGCGTGCCTTGTGAGTCGAGGTGTGACATACGAAGAAGTAGTGAGGTTCCATGCTGCCAGTAAATGGCTGCAGAATAACCTAAGCGAAGTCTTCGTATTTGGTGATGACATCTTGGTACGCACAGAAGCGTGCCAAGTTGTCTGTGAGCGCCTCAGCGAGTTAGGCTTAGTGCCGAACTTGCAGAAGACGTTTCATAGGGGCTTCTACAGAGAAGCCTGTGGTGTAGATGCGTTCCATGGCGAGCGACTTGATGTCGTTCGTCTAAAGAGCCTCACCCTCACCAGTATGCCGGATGCTTACGCGTTCATCGATGTCTCAAAAAGAGCTCGACGCGCAGGCATGTTCCAGCTAGCGAACTATCTAGAGACCGAGGTTGAATCCTACCTAGGGTTCAAACTCGCCGCCGGGTTAAACTCCGGCGGTGCTCTCTGGGATCGCGGTTGGACTTACGATCAAGACGGTGCTAGGAAAGCACTGTCGTGGAACCTGCGGCGGAATATCGGTATCCGGTTTAACACCCGGTATCAATACTTCGAAGCAAGGACCATAATCGCAAGCCCGCTCACATTCCATGAGCCACAAGACGGTAGGTACCGCCTGTTCCGTGGTCTAACCACGGGTGTAGATGAGCATACCGTTGACTGGTTGAATCCAGACAACACGCAGTATCATCTGGGGTGGGTCAAGGCCTTTTAAGACTTGACTGACCGAAGAACTCTTAATCGAGTTTCTGAGCCGTAAGGCCAGATCTTCAAGAACCCGTGCG